TTTATATAGTCAGTCATTTTTATTTACTCCCTTTTAAAATGTCATAATCTTTCTTTGTAGCTTTACCGTCTAACAAGTTATTTAATGCTTCTAGTTGATTTACATTAAAATCGTTTACTCTGTCAACATTAACAGCCTTGCCAAAATCAGGATGTCCCGCTATTGGTTTAGGTTTCCCAAACCCAATTATTTTTATTCGTCTTTTATCCTCTTTTACATTTGTATTTGCCATAGTTTATATATCCTTTTAAAAATGGGGGTATTTCTACCCCCTGTTAATATTAGTAAGTTATTTCTTTGTGATAAACTTCATATTCAGCTGGACTAGAGTCAGTATCAGTATTTCTATACCATTTTGTTATATAAACTTTTTCATTATCTATTTTAGACTCTGATGTAGTTCTGAAATGGCTAATATTACTAAAAAATGCATTAAACTCTAAAACGCCATTTTTAAATTTAAATTCTTTTGCACCCTCTTTGTAAGTAACACTTTCTATTGTTTCGCCTTTTGCTTTATATAGTTCTGACAGTTTAACAATCATATCTATATATTCTATTTCTATGCTTTTTTTATTTTTCATAATTTATATGTCCTTTTAAAGTACTGTATAAATATACAGTGGTTATATCTTGGCTTTTTGCCTTGATTTAAGTATAAGATAACAAAGATTATGAAATTGTCAAGCTTTAAAAGTTAAAAAGTATATAAAATATAGATATATTTATAAACTTTATAAGTTTTACACACTTTTCAAGGGGCGTTAACTAGATTTTTAAACTTTAAAAGCTTGTGAAGTCTTTAAAAGTGGCGTTATAAATTATATATAGTTTTTATATACTTTAATACTTGTAAAAACTTTCAAAGTGTGATAAGTTCGTGGCTTTTTTAAAGTTAGGGAGGGCAGGAGCCACCCCCCGCCCCCTACCGTATATATATAAATCTTATACATTTCAAAGGATTTGTTATATTAACCAGTTGCCCTATACTTTACAAAACTTTATAAACTTTATAACATAAAAAAACCTCTAAAGTTTGATAACTTTAAAGGCTCTATAGAGATATTATTTATGATGAGTGGGTGGCTATGTTATATATTTAAACCTCCCAGCGGATACAATCCTATTATATACTTCAAATCTCATTTTGTCAAGTACTTTTACAAATTATTTAAAAAAACTTCAAAGGACTTGACAAACTTTTAAAGTGATACTATAATATAGGGTATGAGTTACCTTCCAGAAAAGAAAAGAAATCTCACAGAGAAACAACAAGACTTCTTAAATCATCTTGTTGAGACTGGTGGAGATTTTAAAAAGTCAGCCGAACTTGCAGGATACTCAGGCAATCACTATCAAGTACTAAAATCATTAAAACAAGAAGTTGTCGATTTAGCTTCAGACGTACTTGCAAGGGAAGCACCTACAGCAGCATTTAAGTTAATTGAGGTTATGAACTCTAACAAGCCTATACCTCAAGCTAGTAACAAACTTCAAGCTGCTCAGACAATACTAGATAGAGCTGGTGTTGTTAAAACAGATAAGTTAGATGTTAATCATAACGTTAGTGGTGGTATCTTTATATTACCAGAAAAACAAACGATTAATCTAACTGAAACTGAGGAAGGACAATATGAAGATATTTCTGACTGAGTTTGAAATGAACGATATAAGGTTCCCCGGACCTAATATAGTTGCAGCCAGTTGGGAAGTAGCTGAACAAGCTGCAATAGATAATAACTTAATTCTTGTTGGAGAGTTAGATAACATACGTGTAGATGCTACAGGTTCTTATAGTTATCAAGACTTGCCACAAGATAAAACGATACATTAACATGAGTAAGAAAGACCCTAGATTAGCAAGAGCAGGAGTAAGTGGTTATAACAAACCTAAACGGACTCCTAATCACCCAAAGAAGTCACACATAGTTGTTGCTAAACAAGGTGATAAAATTAAAACAATTAGATTCGGTGAGAAAGGAGCTAAGACAGCTGGTAAACCTAAAGCAGGTGAATCAGCTAGAATGAAAGCAAAGAGAAAATCTTTTAAAGCTCGTCACGCTAAGAATATTAAGAAAGGTCCAATGTCAGCTGCTTATTGGGCTGATAAGGTTAAGTGGTAGTATGCCTCAAATAGGTAGCGATGAAAGACCTGTCTTAATGACAAACAAAAAGAACAAGGGTAGACTGTACGGACCTTCTGATGGAGGTAAAGGTGCAGCTCCTAGAGTTAATGTTCACTCACAGCAATACCGAGATAATTGGGATTTAATATTTGGAAAGTCCAAAGGACTAGGAGAAGAAGATGCCAAAAGCAAAGAAGAAGTCGACAGTAAATAAAGCCGGTAACTATACGAAGCCGACTATGCGTAAGAGGCTTTTCGAGAAGATAAAGGCAGGTACGAAAGGTGGTAAAGCCGGTCAATGGTCTGCTCGGAAAGCCCAGCTTTTAGCAAAAGAATATAAAGCCAAGGGAGGAGGTTACAAATAATATGTTATATGGAATTAATAAATGGTTTGATATGATTGGTAAAGCATATGCAAAACTATATAAAAAATGTTTAGTAGAGAAAAAGAAAAATGTCAAATCTAAAAGCAAGTCAAAGAAGTCTTAGGGCTTGGACAAAACAAAAGTGGAGAACCAAGTCTGGAAAAAAATCCAGCGAGACTGGAGAACGCTATCTACCTGAGAAAGCAATTAAGGCTTTATCGTCAGCGGAGTATGCAGCGACTACAAAAAAGAAAAGAGAAGACACAGCTAAAGGTAAACAATTTAGTAAACAACCAAAGAAAACAGCAAGGAAAGTGAGAGCCTATAGGAAAGTAACATGATGGTACCAGATGGTTATATAAAAAGAACCACATCCACTATACCTTTTGGGTATGAGTTTGATAACAGAACAGGTTATCTAAAACCAATTGAAGATGAACTTGAAGCACTTCAAATAGCTGAGAACATGATAGTAAACGAAGAAGTATCTTTACAAGCTGCATGTGATTGGTTAGAATATAAAACAGGTAGAAGTATTTCTACTCCCGGATTAAAAAAACACATAGATAAAAAATATGGAACACGAAGCGAAAGATTGGGAAATCAATCCACATCTTTACTTGCAAGATGATGCAGGTAACTTTGTAAAAAACAAAGACGGTACTCCTCGTAAAAAAGGTGGTAGACCTCCAAAGGATGCAGAGGTTGCTGCTCGTAGAACCATAACGCGTAAACAAAAGAACATTCAAAAACTTGAACAGAAACTTAACAACGCTAGAAAGTCGTTCAAGAAACAAAAAGAAACCCTAGAAAAACTTGACAATACTAAAGAAGGTGTTGTTACTCCAAGTGATTTAGATAGCTTACCTAAAGCTGTACAAGAACAACTCGACAATCACCCCGTACTATTCCATCCTAACGAAGGTCCACAGACAGACTTCCTTGCTGCTGCTGAGAAAGATGTCTTATATGGTGGAGCTGCTGGTGGTGGTAAGTCATACGCTATGTTAGTAGACCCACTAAGATATGCACATAGAAAAGCACATAGAGCTTTAATACTAAGACGTTCTATGCCAGAGCTAAGAGAAATGATTGACAAGTCTCGTGAACTCTATCCACAAGCTTTTCCCGGTGCTAAGTTTAGAGAAGTTGAAAAACTATGGAACTTTCCAAGCGGTGCAAAGGTTGAGTTTGGATTCCTTGAAAGAGATGCAGATGTGTACAGATATCAAGGACAAGCATATAGTTGGATAGGGTTTGACGAGATAACCCACCTACCAACTGAATTTAGTTGGAACTACCTAGCCTCACGTTTAAGAACCACTGACCCAGAAATAGAAACTTATTTACGTTGCACAGCGAACCCCGGAGGGGTCGGGTCGCATTGGGTAAAGAAACGTTACATAGAACCATCCGAGCATAATAAAAGTTTTGTTGGGAAAGACGGACTAACAAGAAAGTTTATTCCAGCAAAACTTGCTGATAACCCTTATCTTTCTGATGATGGTGTTTATGAGCAGATGCTTAAATCATTACCCCCTATACAACGTAGACAACTACTTGAAGGTAACTGGGATGTATCAGAGGGTGCAGCTTTTGTTGAGTTTGACCCGAAGGTACATGTTATCACTCCATTTGAGTTACCAATTCATTGGGAAAGAGTAAAAGCAATTGACTATGGTTATGCTGCAGAATCCTGTTGTTTGTGGGGAATAATGGACATAAATGACAATACTTTAATAATTTATAGAGAATTATACAAAAAAGGCTTGACAGGAGAAGAATTAGGTGCTATAATAACAGATATGGAGGCGGAAGACCCGTTCTCTGTAAATGGTGTGTTAGATACCGCAGCTTGGGCAAGAACAGGTACTACTGGTCCAACTGTAGGTGAAAGTTTAATTAGAGCTGGTCATAAGTTAAGACGAGCAGATAAAAACAGAGTACAAGGTAAAATACAATTACATGAGTACCTTAAGGTTAGAGATAACGGTAGACCAAGATTACAAATATTTAATACTTGCCCAAACTTAATAAGAGAAATCCAGTCTATACCATTATCTACTAAGAATCCTGAAGACGTAGACACCAACGCTTCAGACCACGCATACGATGCATTAAGGTACATGATAATGAGCAGACCAAGAATGGAAAGCCCGTTAGAAAGAATCAGAGGATTAAAACGTGAAATGTACAATCCATCTGATTCAACTTTTGGATATTAGAGTATGGAACAAGATAATACATTTTTAAGAGCTGATGATATCTATGAAGAAGTAGAAGGTGAAGCTGGTAAAAAATTAAACTTACTAGAAGACCAACAACAGAATCTTATTGGTATTATTAAAGGTAGATATACTCAAGCTGAAGAAGCTAGAGATTCTGACGAAAGAAGATGGCTACAAGCTTACGAAAACTATCGGGGTTTATATTCTAAATCTATTAAATTTAGAAACTCTGAAAAATCTAGAATCTTTGTTAAGATAACTAAAACGAAAGTACTTGCTGCTTTCGGTCAACTTGTTGATGTTATCTTTGGAACAGGCAAGTTTCCAATTGGTATAGCAGAAACTAAAGTACCAGAGGGCGAAACAGACTACGCACATCTTGATACTACCAATCCTACACCCGGTTTAGAAACATCTTTACCTGATGATATAGGTAACAGAGAAGGAGCCAATGTTAATCCATACGATGTTGGTTACGAAGGGGATGGTAGAACTTTAAAACCCGGTGCAACTTTCTACAATGGAATGTTTGAAGATTCTATTGAAGATAAAGCTAAAGATGCTGGTATTCTTAAAGATGGTGTAAGTCCTGACCCACAAGCTATAGAATTAAAACCTGCAGAAAAAGCTGCAAGGAGAATGGAGAAACTTATCCATGACCAAATAGAAGAATCAAATGGTTCATCTGAAATACGTAATGCTTTACTTGAATCAGCTTTACTAGGTACTGGAATTGTTAAAGGACCTTTTAACTTTAATAAGAAACTTCACAAGTGGGATACAGACGAAGAAGGTAACAGAACTTATAATCCTTTAGAAGTAAGAGTACCGAGAATAGAATTTGTAAGTTGTTGGGATTTTTATCCAGACCCTTCAGCTACTAATATGGAAGAATGTGAATACGTTATCCATAGACATAAAATGAATAGAAGTCAGTTAAGGCAATTAAGAAACATGCCTTACTTTAACGAAGATGCAATTAGAACTTGTATTAAGTTAGGACCTAACTACGTAGAAAAAGATTTTGAATCTGCTCTCAAAGACGATGCAAGAGTTGAAGACGAATACCATAGCAACTTTGAAGTGCTTGAGTATTGGGGAATCATGGATGCTGAGTACGCTAGAGAAGTAGGAGTAGAGCTTGACGATTCTATAGATGATTTAGATGAAGTACAAGTAAACGTATGGATATGTGGAGACCAACTACTAAGAGCTGTAGTAAATCCATTTACTCCATACAGAATACCATATAACGCTTTCCCATACGAAAGAAATCCATATAACTTCTTTGGTATTGGTGTAGCAGAAAATATGGATGATTCACAACAGATTATGAACGGTCATGCTAGAATGGCAATAGATAATTTAGCAATGGCTGGTTCTTTGGTGTTTGATGTAGATGAGTCTGCTTTAGTCGGTGGACAATCTATGGAAATATATCCGGGTAAGATATTTAGAAGACAAGCTGGAATGCCGGGACAAGCTATACATGGTTTGAAGTTTCCTAATACAGCACCAGAGAATATGATGATGTTTGATAAGTTTAGACAACTTGCAGACGAACAAACAGGTATACCTAGTTACTCACACGGACAAACAGGTGTACAAAGTATGACAAGAACAGCTTCTGGTATGTCAATGTTACTAGGAGCATCAAGTTTAAATATTAAAACAGTTATCAAAAACCTTGATGACTTTTTATTAAAACCTCTAGGTGAATCATACTTCCAATGGAATATGCAATTCCTTGAAAGCGACTTAGATGTTAAAGGTGATTTAGAAGTTAAAGCTACAGGAACAAATAGTTTGATGCAGAAAGAAGTAAGAAGTCAAAGATTGACTATGTTCTTACAAACTGCACAAAGTCCTGCTATTGCTCCGTTTGTTAAGATTTCTAAACTCGTAAGTGAACTTGCCTACAGCTTAGATTTAGACCCTGATGAAATACTCAATGACCCTGAAGAAGCAGCTGTAATGGCACAAATAATAGGAATGCAAAATGCTGGACAAACAGTTGGCGATGAGGTTGAAACCCTTGGTGGGCAACCCGGAGCTATGGGAGGCATTCAAGGAACACCTAATCAACCTCAAGAACTTGGACCTACAGGCACTGGTGGTGGCAACATCGGAACAGGAACTGTACCGGTTGCAGGGGAAAGTGAATTCTCTGGTACGCCTAGAGCAGTTGGACCTACAGGTTAAAGAGGCTATGAATAGGAAAGAGGAGAAATAATGTTAAGTTTATTAGATACAATTTTAAAACTCGTAGGAGTAATACCATGGATAGTTTCAATCTGTTCATTGATTGCTTCGTTAACACCAACTCCTGCTGATGATAAATTAGTAGGTAAAGCATATAAAATCATAGATTGGTTTGCTTTAAACATAGGCAGAGCCAAAGAGAAATAAAATGTTAGAAGACGATAAGAAAAGATATGGTATGAAAGAGGGTGGTGCCGGAATAGAAGCTCTCAGAAAAGTAGCCCCTGAAGTCGTTGAGAGAATGGGCTACGAAGAAGGTGGTGATGTAGTAAATCAAATGTCTACATTAATGGAACCACAAAATAATGAAATGCTTCCTGATGAAGAAATGGAAGATAACTATATGGATTTTATACTTGATGAAGCATTGACAGAAGAAGAAGAAGATATGCTAACATCAAAACTAGAACAAGACGAACAACTTGCTATGCTATTTGATAAAGTTATAGAAGTTGCTCAAGAATTTGCTGGGTCTGGTCCTGTTGAAGGACCGGGTTCGGGAATCTCCGACAGTATACCTGCGAGGTTATCTGATGGAGAATTTGTCTTTACTGCAAAAGCTGTAGAAGAAATCGGAGCTGATGAATTGATGCGAATGATGAAAGATGCAGAAGCTAATGCAGATAAAAGACTACAAGCTCAATACGGTGGACTTGTTATGGAAGACCAACCTGAAAAGGTTGTTCAAACAGAAACTCGTATTATGAAACCTGCTGATGCAACTTCACCAGCTCTAGGAGTTAATGAAGATGATATGATACAGGAAGAAGTAACACGAAATATGTTAGACCCAAGAGTTCAACACGTAAGGAGTTAAACTAGGAGATAGGGCTACCTTATGTCATAAGCACCCTATCATTTTAATAACCGAAAGGCTACCTTTAAAAATAAAAGCCCTGCACAGTCGACATACGCAGCTACCTTTTAAACGAAGCCCTGAGTAGGAGAAAAGAATATGACTACTAAAGTACAAGAGGAAAATGCCAATCCTTATAACCAAAATAAATCATGGCATAAAGATATAGAAGATAAGCAATTTGAAAGTTCTCAAGGAATGTTCTTCCAAGAACCAACTAAAGAACCTACAAATGAAAACGTAGAGCAACCTGTAGAACAGGAAGCTGTAGAGGAAAGTCCTAAAGACCAACCTTACAAAAGACCAGACTACAAAAAGCGATACGATGATTTGAAAAAACATTATGATGCAAAACTTAATGAGTTCAAATCTAGAGAACAAGAGTTAATAAACGAAGCTACTAAAAATAGAACTGAGTATAAAGCTCCTAAATCTCCAGAAGAACTTGAAGCATTTAAGCAAGAGTATCCTGATGTTTACGAAGTTGTAGAAACAGTTTCACATCTTCAAGCTTCAGAGAAATCTAAAGTGTTAGAAGAAAGATTAGAAGCTTTACAACAACGTGAAAAAGAGCTTATTAGAAAAGATGCTGAAAAGCGATTGATGGATAGACATCCTGATTTTGAAGATATCAGAAACAGTGATGACTTCCACGACTGGGCAAAGTCTCAGCCTAATTCAATTCAAAATTGGATTTATAAAAATGCTGACGATGCTGACCTAGCTTCAAGAGCTTTAGATTTATTTAAAAGAGATATTGGTTTAGATTCTGCACCTAAGAAGTCAAATTCTAAAAAGACCAAAACTTCTGCTGCTGATATGGTCTCAACTAAAACAACAAGTGTTGAGCCAAAGCAAGAGAAAATTTGGACTACTAAGGAGATTTCTGCTATGAGCATGGATGAGTTTGATAAATACGAAAGTGAAATCAGTCAAGCTATGTTTGAAGGCAGAGTTCAAAAATAACTTTATATTTTATTTAGGAGAAAAATAAAATGGCTTATAACCAATCAGACGAAAACTTTGCACAGTCTTCTGGTTCTAACTTTGCTAACAATAATTTTCTACCTGAAATTTATTCCAAGAAGGTCTTAAACTTTTTTAGGAAAGCCTCTGTTGTCGAAGCAATTACAAACACAGACTACGCAGGTGAAATCTCAGGATATGGAGATACTGTTAAAATTATCAAAGAACCAGTAATCACTGTAGCACAATACGAAAGGGGTGCAACCCCAACTAAAACTGTATTAACAGATGCAGAGACTACTCTCATCGTTGATACTGCTAACGCTTTTAAATTCATCGTTGATGATATTGAAAGCCAAATGTCACATGTAAACTTTAAAGAAGTAGCAAGTTCATCTGCTGCTTATGCTTTAAGAGATGCATTTGACGAAGGTGTTATCGCTAAAATGTTTGCTGGTGTTTCAACATCATCACCTGACAATGCAATCGGTACAGATGCAGCTGTTGGTACAGGTGTTGAACCTGCAACTGGTGCTGTTGACCTATTAGGTTCAGACGCTAGTGGTGTTGATGCTTTAGACCTTATGGCTAGAATGGCTAGAAAATTAGACGATGAAAACGTACCTGAAGAAGGCAGATGGTTCGTAGCTCCTCCAAGTTTTTATGAGGAACTATCACAATCTGGTTCTAAACTATTATCAGTAGACTTTAATGCTGGACAAGGTTCAATTAGAAATGGACTTGTTTCAACAGGTAAGTTAAGAGGATTCAATATGTATAAATCAAACAATATTGCATCACCTACAACTGCTACTGGTAAAGTATTAGCAGGACACATGTCTTCAGTGTCAACAGCTCAAACAATTACATCAACTGAAGTAATCAGAGACCCTGATTCATTTGGTGATATTGTAAGAGGTTTACACGTTTATGGAGCAAAAGTAATTAGACCTGAAGCTTTAGTTTCAGCTTTCTACATTGTAGATTAATTACATTTTTATGGGGGGTCTTAATTGACCCTCCACTTTTAAGAGGATATAAATATGCATTATGACAGTAAAAAAAGAATGAAAAAAATGGGTGGCGGAAAAGCTAAAAAAAGAATGGCTTACAATAAAGGCGGTTATGCTTCTATATATGATATGGAATCAGACTGTAAAGGTAAAGCCGGTTATAACACTATGAAGATAGAGGGTGAAAAATAATGAGGGTTAAAGCCCCTAAAGGTTATCACTGGATGAAGTCCGGTAAATCTTTTAAACTTATGAAAGACCCTAAAGGAGGTTACAAACCTCATAAAGGAGCAAGTCTTTACGCAAATTTTGAAATACAAAAGGTACATAAAAAATAATGGCTACAACATATCTCGACATAACAAACGAAGTATTAAGAGAACTTAACGAGGTTCCACTTACTACTTCTACTTTTCCAAGTGCTACAGGTATTCAACAGTTTGTAAAAGATTCTATAAACAAAGCAATCTTTGACATAGCTAACGAAGAACCTCAATTACCTTTCTTTTCTGCAGGAGTTAGCGGAGCTACTGACCCTTTCTATGGTAACGTAACAGTACCTAGTGTTGCAGGACAAAGATGGTATTTATTAAAAGCTGATAGTTCAAGTATTACTACAGATTATGCTTCTGTAGATTGGGATGATTTTTATATGACTACTATTAACGTATCGGGTGAAACAGCTCCTTACGTTTCTAAAGGATTAAAGTTTTTAACATTAGCAGATTGGAAAAGATATTATAGAGATAGTGAGAATGCAGATGATGCAGATACTCAAGCTTATGGAGAACCTAGATTTGTAATTAAATCTCCAGACTCAAGGAAGTTCGGTTTAAGTCCTATACCAGATAAAGTTTACAATATACATTTTTACGCATTTACCAAACCAACAGAACTTTCAGCTCATGGAGATACTATAGCATTACCAGACCAATATGCTAACGTAATAACAGCAAGAGCAAGATACTATGTGTGGCAGTTTAAAGAAAGTCCACAACAAGCAGCTTTTGCTTTAGAAGATTTTAAAAAGGCTATGAAACATATGAAATCTAATCTTATGAATCCTACGCCTAAATACATGACAGACGATAGAACTTATTTTTAAACTATGGCACGTTCACAACCTTACACCGTTGCATGTAACGGAGGCTTGGTAAAGTCAGTAAACTCTATTGACTTACTTAAAAGCCCCGGAGTTGCAAAGACATTACAAAACTTTGAAGTAGCTACAGAAGGTGGCTACAGACGTATTAATGGTTATGCAAAGTATAAAGTAGGTAATGTTACAGCTACACAACCTACAGGTGGTATTACAGATATCTTAGGAACTTTTCCTTATGCAGATGGTGTAATAGCTTGTGCAGGGACAGATATATTTTTTAGTAACGATGGAGCTACATGGTTACAGATAAATAAAATATCTGCAACAAACGGAGATGATTACACAACCTTTACAGGTAAAACTGCTACAGCTAGGACAAATCAAGGACAATGTTCTTTTGTATTATTTGAAGGTCCTGATTTTGATTATGGTGAAGTAATTATAGCTGATGGTGAAAATGAGCTTTTTAGTTTTCGTATGGAAGGCAACGGAGATTTAAGTGGTAGAACATATATTTCAAAAGAAATTGCAGTAGACGGAACAAATGGTATAAAATATATTGCTATTCATGACCATCATTTAATAGCTGCAGGAGTTAAAAACAATTTAAATACTATATATTATAGTGTTTATAACGACCCTAATAACTTTACAGGTGCTGGTGCAGGTTCAGTAACTATATCAGACCAAGTAGTAGGTATTAGAGGATTTAGGGAAGACTTAATAGTTTTTGCAGAAAATAGCATTCATAAACTTATAAATATAAATGATAGTTCTAATATACGTATAGACCCTATTACTGAAAACGTAGGATGCTTAAGTGGGTATAGTATTCAAGAGATTGGTGGTGACTTAGTATTTTTAGCACCAGACGGAATAAGAACAGTTGCTGGTACAGCGAGAATTGGAGACGTTGAGTTAGGAACTGTATCAAAAGCTGTACAACCTTTAATAGTTAGTTTAGCTAGAAACATTGATGACTTTGTAATTAACAGTTTGGTTATTAGAGAAAAGTCACAATACAGATTATTTTATACTAATACTGGACAACCTAATATAGGACAAAAAGGTATTATAGGAACCTTAAGACCAAATGGTTTTGAATGGTCAGAAACACTAGGTTTAGAAGTAACCTCAATAAATTCAAACTTTGATAACGAAGGTATTGAAGTTTATTATCATGGAGATACAAACGGTTATGTGTATACTCATGATACTGGAGACGATTTTGATGGCTCTAATATAGAAGCTAAATATCAAACACCAGATTACGATTACGGAGATTTAGGAACTTTAAAAACTTTACACTATGTTAAAATGTCAATAGCTCCAGAAGGAGATATAACTCCAACATTAAGAGTTAGATATGATTACGATAGTACAAATATTCCACAACCTCCAGATTACAATTTAACTGTAAATGCACCTTCACTATTTGGTTCAGCTACTTTTGGTTCTTCATTTTTTGGAGCTGGAGAACAACCTTTAGTTAGAGTAGCACTTCAAGGTAGCGGACATAGTAACTCTTTTAGAGTTTTTACAAACGATAAAAAACCACCATATATTATAAATGGTTTTTATATAGATTTTATACCATCAGGAAGGAGATAATAGATGGCAAGTTATACCAGACAAAGTACATTCTCAGATGGCGATTTAATAACCGCTGCATTATTTAATGATGAATATAATCAGTTAGTTGCAGCTTTTGATAATGCTACTGGACATAAACACGATGGTACTGTAGG